CTTTCATACCAGAACCCATACGACTAATCGCTTTGCTTTTTAACGTTTCTACACTCATTTTAAACCCTCCAATTAATATTTTTCGTTAAATAAAATTTCTTCCTCGGCTTGATCTACCTTGCTAAAGAACCACTTAATTTTCCTAAACACTAGAATCACCTCAATAAAAAAGAGCAGCCGTTAAGCTACTCATTTCGCATTTGTCAAATTGTTTTCTTTAAGTACTTCTTTTTGCTTCATGCCTTTCTTGGTCACATAGTTATTTTTAAACCATGCAATTAAAGCTGTTACTATAGTAAATAAGATTGACCCTACAAGATAAATCGCATCTATAAGACTTGTGATTTGACCTTCTTCAATCGGTACAACAGGCAGTCCTAATACAATCAAGGTTTGGTTAATAAGCGCAAATAAAAGAAGCACCAATCTTATGACTGTGCCTTTGTCAAAATTCTTCATTTTTTCACACTCTCCTTATTTTGAAAAATAACTAATTAGCAATTGAACTATAGTGATTAAAGCAGTACTACTTCCTCCAATGGCCAAAACCAACTTCCAGAAATTTTGCTTGTTCATAATTTTTAATTCATGCTTGCGGTCAGAATCTTTCTCTTTAATCCCCACTAACATTTCCATCATCTTGCGGTTGTCACTTCTCAATGCGTTGTTTTCATCTGAGGATCTTAGCATACTATCCGTTATCTTTTCATTCACAGATGATAGCTTTTCGTTAATTTGCATGCGTAATTCCGTCACATCTTTTTCTAGTTTCGTTATCCGAATTTCATGAAACTCAAATTTTTCCTCCATAGTTTGTGGTACCTCCTGCGTCGGCATTTTCCCATCCCCCTTTTCTCTCTGTAATCATGGACTCACCTCCTTAAAGGTATATAAAAAAGAGCCCTGCGATTTAGCAAGACTCTTGGAAACTATTGAACTAAATATTTTTTATGTTGTTCATGTTTTCTTTGCTCTGTAATGCGAGCATATCTCAATGTCGTATCCGAGTTACTATGACCTAGCAATTCTTGGACAGCAACAAGATCAGCGCCATTATTGAGCGTAAGCGTAGCGAATGTATGTCTCATTACGTGTGGAGTAACTTTCTTTTCTAATCCAGCAGCGTTAGCAATCTTCCTTATCTCATCTTGAATGGCTCGTTTGGAAAGTCTTCTGTATGGTTTTCTTTCAGTAACCATAAGCGCTTCGCAATCATCATTACGCATTTTTAAGTATTTTTTTAAATGATACATAGCTTTAAAGGAAAAATATACGCCACGTTCTTTCTTCCCTTTACCATACACAATCGTGCTCATATCAATTTCATTAATATCTTTTATATTTAAAGCATGGAACTCCGATAATCGACATCCTGTAGCGTACAAGCACTCTAGGAATGCACGTTGTCTAACCGTCTTACAGCACTCTCTAAGCAATTCTAACTCTTCTATAGTCAAAGCTTTAGGAATTAGTTTTTCTTGTCGTGGCACCTTAATTCTTGCGGCAGGATTGCGTGTAATTAATTCTTCTCCATGAAGGAAAGAGAAAAATGATTTTAAAACATCTAACTTTTTAGTGATAGTTGATGTTTTTAACCCTTCTAACTCTCCTAAATACACTCTAATGTCAGCAGTAGTAATGTTTTCAGTCATTTTTATGACTTTTTTTGAAAACAATCTCAATTCCATCGCATAATCCTTTAATGTTGCTTCACTTAGACCCTCAACTTTTTTTGAAGCGATAAACAGTTTTGTTTTGTCCGGAATGTCCGATTCTAATGTTTCACCTGCCTTTTTCTCAATTCGATAGCTACTAATGATTTTTGACAATTGAGTCTTTACTTTGTGGCTATCAAGTCCAGGAAACATGTCGAAAAGGACTACAACAATTTCGGAAAGCATTTGCTCTCCTGCGTATACATTATTCACTTTTTCATTCCCCCGTTGGAAGGTATTTCGCTTTATGGGGATTCCCTGCTCAATAAAGAAGAAGCAGGTACGCCCAACGGTGCGTTTGCGATTGGATGATCAGTCCAATCTACCTGCTTCTAGGTTAACATATCATTTTTCTTCGGTGTTAGCAATAAGAATTAATGTTCCAGAATTGTCACAAAATTAATTTCTTATTGCGCCTTAGTTTCCTATATCGGTTGATTATCTTCAAACACATCTATATATCCTTGATACTCAGCTAAAATTTTTACCGCGTTATACAGCATTTGAATCGGATTAATAATATCTTCATTCTGAAAATCGATAAGTGTACTTTTCTTTTCAGTTAAAATTGGTTCTGCTCCATTATCTCTACTTGTTTTATCTTTATAAACCGCTATTGTTACATCCCCAATACCGCTCTTTTCATCTACTATACTAATTTTTGGGTTTCCTATAATCTTATGATAAGCCTTTTCTAGAATTATTCCTGTGCTATTGACTTCTCTATTTTTAATGAATCCCATTTAAAAAGCCCTCCTAGTCATTGGATATTTGAATTAAACCTACTCTAAATTCTGAAATCGTTGATTGCGTTTGAGTGAATGTAATGGTAATTATTCCACTGTCATTAGGGTGACTAAGGCTCAACGAAACTGCATCACCTATTTTTTGAAGTGTTCCTATCGGTTCTGTAACTTTCATAGTATTAATGCTATTGGAAAAATAAACAAAAGCATTTAATCTCGCAGAATGGTTTTTATCAGCATTTCTACCTTTTACGTAAACGGACATAAGATAAGTCCCTTCAAGGGGAAGTGGAACTGTATAAGTTTGAGTTGTTCCTGCTGCTATTTGTTCAGAAAATGTCCTTTTTAGGGAGGTTTCAGCGGTATATCCATTTGGCATTTCATGTATAAATTTACTACCTAACCGATTAGTCGTAATATAATCTACTGTGTTCGTTTGAACTTCACCGGTTAAATACCCATCAGGAGATATGACATCTATGATATCTTTCGTTTTATTCATAGCTCCTGATCGCATTATCGGATTGAGGGTAGATAAAGGGATTGGAGTTGTGATTTTGATTACTCTTTTATAACTGATTCCATCCCCAACATATAAATGAACTAAACCTTTTAGACCGTTAATTTCTTCACCACTAATAGTCATTGCTTGTCTTGATAAGTTATTAATATGGATATCAACTACCCCTGTGTCTTGACCAAGGAAAATAGCTTCGCCGTTTTTAGAATCAAACCCTGGAGAAATCAATAGATCATGCACAATTAAATGTGCATATGCCCCATTTAACAGAACAGGATACCTAAATTTGCCTTCAAGGAATAAATGATCTAATACTACTAGTGCACTTGCTCCTAAAGATAAACCGTCTTGATTGGTACTTTGTCCAAATTTATAAAGAGATTCAATTTTCACACCTGAGCAATCAATTCTAATTTCTCCTTTTGAACGT